TCACATCACCGGGCAGCCGTCGTCATCGCTTGCACGATTGATGAAGAACGTCACTCTGCCCAACACTTCCACCTCTTCCAGAGCGGTTCCCTCTATTGCCTCGCCATCATCCGTGATAAGTGACTTACCCATCAGTTTTGCAAACTGCGTGTGACCGTCGCACAAAATTAACAACACATCTCCAGGTGTCTTTTTCGTTGCTGGCTCTATGACCGCAAACCCCACATCCGTTTCAAGCACCCTACTATCAGCCCCCATATTGCACAGAATTGCTGGGGTTAGTCGGCGCTCAATGTAGTCTGTTGCTGGTGAAGGAAATCCCATCAGAGGACCCTCCCCATGTTTCTCAGGATCCAGTACCGGTTATCGCTACCGTCTGTCGTCTTGTCAGCGAAGCCTGGCTGATTGCGCTCTATCCATGCATTGGCGTCGGCTCGGGTGAAGTGCCAGTTAAAACCACGCAACTTTTCTATAAAGCTGTCTGTTCTCAGGTAGCGGTAGCCCTTTGGGTTAAGCTCTATGGCCGCAATAAAGGCGGCCTGAATATCTGAAATTCGGGGCATAATCTGCACTCCCTTCATTACTGTGTTTATATACAGTAGTTTCAAATGGAATGCAGATCAATTTGGGTTCGCCTATTAATTTTTAAGGCTGAATGTCTTCAGGCTGCTCTGTCAGTTCAAGAGAAGCTTCGGAAGCTCTTGTTTTCCAGATGCTATCCTCTGGCATATCGAGGCGAACGTCGATCCAGCTGTTGGCCGGAACATCCATAGGAGCCCCTTTTGTTTTGACGATCTCCCCTTCATCGCTCAGCATGTATTTCCGCTTAAAAAGCCGAATCGTCAGCCCACCGCTTTCTGTTTGCTCAGCTTCAACAACACCCAGCTCTCCCATTCCACCCGGGTCCATTGGCGGCAGCAATTGCCAGCCTTCTGATGCCAGGCCTGCCGAGCCGATAAGAACATACACCCCAACATCCAGTCGCGAGATTTTGATCCCTTCAGCTTCGGTGTTCGCCGTACCGCAGCCGCACCAATTGTAACCCTCCTCTGCTACATCAGAACGTTGGCTCTCATCCTTAGATTTAACAATGCGAGCTACAGGTGAAGCCGCCTTAAGGGTGCCATCGGACGCTTTTGTAGTGTTTGCAGTTGAATAAAATTCAATTGGAGGCAACCAATTCCCCCCGACCATTCCCCTGGCATAAAAGCCTATCTGACCGCCCAGGCGGAATCCTGTGACAACCCTGTTGGTTGAATTGTAATGGTAGCTCTGACAGACATAATTTGAGTTTGGATTGGGGAGGCTTGTTGCGCTGCCCGGGCATCTATAAAGCTCATTCTTATACGATGCAGTAAAATCAGACATAACTGTTGGCTCGTTTACAGCAATGCCAAAATCCCCTATGGAAAGCATATCGCCAGACGAGCTGTATGCGTTCCTGGTGGCGCTACTTCCCAAACCGAGGTTTGTGCGAGCGTCAGCGGCATTCGTTGCCCCGGTCCCTCCCTGCTCAATGCTGAGAGCTGTTTTCAGCCCAGAAAGGCTGGTAATGTCGCTGTTAGCCCCTTTCTTCGCCAGAGATTTTTGACCTGGTACGGTAACGGCAGTGCCATTGATAGTGATGGTGACATCAGATGTCCCGTTCATCACATCAGCAAAGCCGCTCATGTAGCGCTGGTACATCGTGAAGGTTTCAGCAATATCCTGCGCCAGCCCATCCACGCTCAGACTGTCACTCAGAAGAATGGCAAACCGGGTTCCGGCGGGAACAGTTGGGTTAGCCGCTGGCGTTACGGTGAGACTTGTTGCGCTGCCAATGGTGGTAATCTGAAATACCTGCACAGGGCTGGTCATTGCAATAACGGTACAGCCGTTACGAATAAGAGAACCAGCAGCAGTGAAGTTTGTGCCGGTACCTGTAAGGGTGTTTCCGCTGATGGCGATAGTGCCAGTAGTATAAATCATGTTTTCTCCAGGAAATAAAAAACCCCGCCGGAGCGGGGTTTGTTCAAAACTGAATGGGTTAGTGGCAGGTGGTGCTGGTGAATGTGTTGGCGCTCACCCATGACCAGTTAAAGGGATAACCGGCGCGGTACTGCGTCTGATTGTTTTGTTTACGGACTCCGTAGATCTGGACGCTGCTTTCCTGTCCGCCGACCAGGGCTGTTCCGGTGCATACGGGTTGCTGCTTCTCAATAACGCCAGCGCAACCCGAGAGCAATACCGCTACCGCCAGGCAAAGAATCATATTTTTCATAGTGGTTATATCCCAGGGCATTCATGAAGCTACACAATAACAATATGAATCAAAGGGATATAATTGATTTGGTAGATCAATTATTCGAAATTGATCGTTCAAAACGATCAATCATAATTGGCGCAGTTAATGGCCATAATCACGTTCCTCAGATTCGAATACGTAACGTTCTGAAGGTTGCCGCCGGGGTTGTCTGCGGCCTGGCGAATATCCGCGTATTGCTTCCCTCAAGTTTTGCCAAGCTCTTGTATATAGCCGAGTATGGCTGCGGTTGACCGCCAGCCGATACAACCCCGGTAATTAGCCCCAGCATGGCAGGCATGCAGGCCCACTTCCCCGCCAGAGTTGTATTGATGTTGTATCCTGAGCTGGCATCCACCCCGGCGGTACCGAGGGTGACAACATCGCTCAGCGTGCGCGTTTCGTTTGTTAAAATCAGCGTCCCTGATGCATCCCACACAGCCAGCCCGTAGTCTGGCTTTGTCTGCGGGAAAATAGAGAAAAAATAAACGTACGCTGTGCCGGTTGCATTCGGTCTGAGAAAATCAATCGTGATGGTGTTCCCGCTTATCGTCTGAGTGATTTCGACCTCAACCGTGCAATGAACGAAGGCGACAACAGGCTGACCTGCGGGGAATGTGTGCGTCACTTTGGTATTGAACCCCGATGTTCCCTGAAGTGCCGCTGTCTTTCGCGCCTGAAGAGCGATTGGCGAGCTGTTCGCGGTCACCCATACTTCCCCGCTCGTGGTCGTCAGTAAAACGCCATACTCCGCCATTTATGCCCTCTCGATCTGGAAAATGAGATAAGCCGCTGCCGCAGGCTCAGTCCCTGCTGAGTAGTCGGTATCGCCTGCTGCTGACACTGTTGCTGTTCCCCCCGAAATGGTGATCTTCCTCCGGCTCGTACCAAACTGATCGCCGTTCATGCTCTGAAAATAGGTCAGCCTGCAACCCGGTGGAAGCGCTACGGTGTAAGAGCCTGTTTTCTGGTTCTGGGCCAGCTGGAGATAGCCACAAACGCTGACAGGCTTAACGCCATAGTTGTTTACCTTGCCTGAGGCGTCCCATGTCTGAACACCATATTCCGCCATCCAGTCCTCCTGAAAAAAAAGAGGCCCCGTAAGAGGCCTCCCGTTACCATGTTCCCGTGATTCTCCCGATCTGCACCCTCAACACATTGTTGGCATCCTTGACACTGATCGTTTGATTAGTCTGCTTCATGGCTCCCTCACCAGCTGTCGAACCGTAGTTCTCAAACGTACCTCCCTTATCCAGCCTCCATCCGACTGAGCCAGCGACATAGTTATTGGACTGGATGTAGTTGCCAATCTTGGCGTTGCCGATGGTGCCGTCCTGGATGAAGGTTTCCCGGATAAACACCTGCCCGTTCTGGATAACGAACGGCAGTGTAACCGCTCCCCCTGCCTGCGCCATGACGGCGAAGCGATCCGCCAGGAACAGCACCTGCGACTGCATGCCCGATGGAGTGTTTTCTACACCGATCCCCATTCCGGCGGCATACTGTTTTCCATTCGCGTCCACGGCAACCTTGATGCTGTACATCGCCTTCAGGTCACCACTAACGTTTGCTATCGCCTGAGCGTTAGTGCTGATCGCTGAAGTGTGCCCGTTGATGGTCGCCGTAATGCCGTTTATCTGCGTGGCCGTGGCCTGCTGATAATTGGAAAACGTCTGGTTCAGGCTGTTGATGGATGCTTTGTTGCCGTTGACATCCGTCTGCAAACTCAGCAGTGAACTCGCCGTGGCCTCCCTGTCGCTTGCCATGGCGCTGTCAATGCGATCGATGCTGGCCTTACTGTCACCGTACTGCGCGCTGAGTGTCATCCGCTGATTAACCTGAGCAAGCGTATTGGTGATTAGCGCGATGGAGTTGCTCTGAATGCCGCCACTGGCCTTGTCCGTTTTAGCCCCCAACTCCTCCAGCCGGGACGCCATAGAGGAATCCAGGTTTGTGACAACCTGGCTAAGATCGGTTATTGAGGCTGTATTCTGCGCGCCGACTTCAGCAGCTGAGTCCGCTTTATCAGAAGCAACCTTCGTGGCGGCGGTAAGCAGGCCAACCTCAGAGGCTCGCGCCTCCGTCTCAGTGGCCAGCGCCTGGCGAACATCAGTAATGCTGGCTTCATTATCCGCAGTCTTTGCCTCCAGTCGGGTGACATCGGTAACGCGTGCCTCCGTCTCAGTGGCGATCACCTCCCGGAGTTGTTCGAAGGTCGCAGAGTTAGCGCCCTGCTGGGCTGTCTGCCGCACGACAACATCAGCAATAGCAAGCGCGTTGCCGATGATTGCTTCTGCTGTCTGCTTATTCGATCCAACCGCCGCTGCAAGACCGTTTGCATTCTCTTTGATTGCATCAGCCAGTTCTGCGAACTTTTCACTGCTCTCCACCGCGCTCTCGATCAGGTCTTTGAACGTATCAGTCTCTTTAATCTCCTCCAGGATTGCATCGGTGATATCGCTAAAGTCATCCGTTGGCTTTCCTGAAGCCTCAACAAAATCAGAAACCCCGAACGCGTTGCGTGTCCGGACATAAACGTAATAGACGTGGTCAAACTTGAGCTTTTGAATGGTCCACTGGTTCCCCCTTCCGAGGAATTGAGTTTTGTTCTCAATATCATCGGTTAATGGGATTGGCGCCTCGCCAGCGTACCAGAACTCAAAAGAGGTATCTGATGTTGCCGTTACAGACATAACTGGCACCAGAGTGGCCTGTAATGGTCCGGGTATCCACTGAACGGAGTTAGGAGCCTTTGGCGCGCCTATAATAAGACTCACCTGAGTTTCGGCGCCTTTCATCCCGTTTTCATTGCGCCCACGAACGCCGAGCGTGTAGCTACCGGCAGCAAGGCCGTAAAACTCATACCGGAACTGGTCAGTTTCGTACTGAGATACCAGCTTCCCATCAGCACTGTAGATGTACAGCTCAAACACCAGCTTTTTAGTAGTGGTTGCCGTCTCCCACGTTGCTGTAACCTGGACGGTCTCGGTGTTTGTGTTCAGGATTCGCAGGTTTTCCACGTTAGGCACGCGGTAGCCGTTCAGCGTATCGCTGGGAACTTCAAACACTGCACCCTCGTCAACGATGGCCTGTTTGTTGGGGTCGTGCAATGAGGCCGTTATGCTGTATACGGAGTTGTTTTCCGTTTCGGCAACGCTCAGTATCCGGAAAAGGCGAATCGCAACGCTTGCGGTTGAAATGGCAAATACAGTTCCCGCCCTCACCCATTCAGGTTCGTTTTTGAGTGTGACGTTGTTTCCGTTAACGCCATCAATCTCATAGCGAGAGAACTTTCCGTCCCTCCCATAATCGACATAGTGGAGCCGTCCGTTACTACCGAGGAATCAACCGCGTCAACCGTTATCACCCTCCCGGAATGAGAAACAATTCTCCCCCGAGGCGAGTTCCTGCGTAGTCATTATCCATGACCTCAACGATATCACCCGGCGTGAAGTGGATAGCATCGCGTGCCATCTGGAAAGACAGTCTGCTGCTTTCACGCTTTGCTGTTTCCAGCAGCCATTTACCTGCCCGCCATGCCTGTCCGCGAGAGGTGCAGCCAAACGCCTCCAGAGTGGTTTCGTTGTAGTTCCCTTTGGCTATCATCTCATCGTCGGAAACGTACTCTTTCACCTGCTCCCATCCGTTGTCGGGGTCAGTCCAGGACACTACAACCGCATTGTATTTCTCTGAACGCTTTACAGAGCTTCGTTTGAACTCGCCATTCACAACGTTGGCGTTCGTGATTGTCGCAATCGGATCCTGTGGAGCGTCCAGCATTACGGACAGGCGCAGGCCGTCCCACAGCGCAATGCCACGGAACATGCTCGCTATCTTGTCGAGAATGTCTCGCGCACTCGCCTGCTCTGTGATGTAGGCGTTGAGCGTCATGCGTGGCTCTTTGCCGCCATACCCATCATCTACAAGCTGATCGCAATATTGCGACAGAATGTAGAGTGCGCCATCGTCAACATCGATGTATCCGGCGCGTTTCGCCAGGCCAAATCGGGTGTTTTTCGCCAGCTCACGGAACAGCCACGCCGGGTTGTTAGTCCATGCCTTTTTGAAGCCCCCGTCCACAGCCCGGAGTAAGTTCTGGCAATTGGCTCGTAGTTATCCGGTACGTCAACGATCAGCCCGCGAAGATGATATGTGCGGCTCGGCGTGTCGGTGTACTGGTCACGGTCGATGACTGAGCCGGCAACAGCAGAGAACGGATAGCTAAGGTTGTCGTCGGTGATCTCGCTGTAGCTGTTCCAAACAGTCCCGTTTGACAGCAAATCGCTGCTGCTGTCAGGCGTAATGCGGCGAACGCGGATATCAAACGGTTTGGTGTCGGGGGCATCAATGACGTGCGCCTCAAGGTACTCGCCAGAGATTTTCCCTGCAATCGTCACCGTCTTCTCCATGACCCAGCCCGACGAGCCAGTTCTGGTCTCGATAACCATCGTTACAGAGGTGTTTTTCTGGTTACCCTTGGAGTCCTGCTCCATGAGCCCGGTTACGCCGATGTTAAAACGAACGCGGGTCACGTCCTGATCTGTCACGGTTCTAACCAGCGGGGTATCGTAAGTGACCTCAGTGTTAACAATGGTCGTCGCTTCGATTGCAGAGAAGCCGTTGATTGGCTCCTGAGTTTCCGATCCAGGTCGCCAGGCAACACTAATGCCGTTCACGTTGACATTACCGTTCGAGTCAGTGATAGGCGTCTTATTCAGCTTGAATGAAGACAGGTGCTCCTGATCCACCGGGCCCGCGATTGGCCCCTCAGATATCAGATCCAGTACCCGATAGAATTGTTTTGATTTGAGGTTATCGTCGAGTAGTTTTGGGGTTGATGCTTTACCGCCACCTGAAGACATAGCGCCACCTTAGCTGATTGATTCTTCCCAGTCGGAATTATTAGATGTGTCGATCCCGAGACTTATTACGTTGCTGCCGACCTCCATCTCGCCGAGGAGTATGGGGACAGGATGCCCCTGTCCGACCCTGTTTTCTGCACTGGTAAACGAGTTATTCGTGAGGGTGTTTGTTTCGGCCGCTTCCGCTGAAGTTTTGCTTTTCATGTTCCGGGACATGTAGATGGAGTAAGCAACCGAGGCGGCAGACAGCACCAGTGAGGCAATGAGAACTATCGTACTGGTCTCAAGTCCCGCCCCCTCAATCACCGGGACAAACAGCACTACAGAGCCATCCTTCAGGCGCCGATCCATGTGCCACTGCACCGAAGACGTTTCAACATCCTCACCCGCCACTCGCATTCTTACTCTGGCGTTCAGGAATGCTTTTTTGAACTCATGATTCTGAGCAAGCAAAAGACGAATTCCCTGGGCAGGGGTATCAACGCTCAGCTCGACTTTGCGGAAATGTCGGCGTAAATGCCCTGCAAATTTAAAGATGAGCACTGTTCATGTCTCCATATGGAATGCATCTGCTTAACGTATGCCGGGCGCATTTGCTCTCTCCGGCTTAAATGCCCTGAGCAATCGTGGTGAAGAACCATATTGTCATCGAGCAGAATCATTGCGTGGCAAGGGTCAGCTCCGGGGAATGGTTGCCTGATTATTACGTCACCTGGCAGCGCTTCTCCCGGCGATACCTGTTTGAAGCCATTGCGCGACATGTTGTTCAGATAAAGGTTCTCCCCTCTCAGCCACCAGCCATTCGTCCTTTCGAAGTCAGGGAGGTCAATGCCACACAGGTGATACGCATCACGGAATAGCGTGTAACAATCAGTCACTCCGTGCTCGAACCGCCTCCCCAAAAGGTAATCCACCGGCCTGAACGTTCTGATTTTCCCGTTACAGGCCAGCACCCATGGAAGGCCCGATGCAACCTGGCATTTACGGTCGGCGCCGGACAGAACCGGGCTGTTCATTGGGTGAGAGTGGAATACCGCAGTCACCTCTCCAGCCTCCTCGGCCGCCAGCCACTCATCATCACTGATTCGGAAGTGCTTTCCAGGCTCCGGGTGAACATTCCGACAGCGGAACAACTGCCCGCCATCCAGGATTAAGCCGCACACCTCATCCTGCGACGATGCCGCATAATCGAGTAATTCCTGCATCATGAAACCTTCTGAGAGCCGGGGAAGCTGCTGATTGGCATTGGTTCAGGCCGTGGATAACGGAAGCGGCAGCCGCTACGGCGGTGAGAGCACTTATCTTTTGCCGGGTCAGTGGTTGGATTGTCGCGCTCATCTGCAACCGGCGGCCCGTCATATCCGCACCCGACCCCGCGATACAGCCACTGGCAGACGTCGGCAAGGATGGTTCGCGCCGGGATGATAGCGTTGTCGCAGTCAATCGGTGTCGCCAGCGTGTAGGTCACCTGCTCGAACGTCTCTTCCGTCATCTCCTCAACAACGTAGCGGGAAACCGCTTCCTGCGTCGGATCTGCGTCAGGGTTGCCATTGGGGAAGTTCACCGCGTCCAGGTATTTCACCGGAACCTGACGGCGGGTGATCACCACCCCAAGCATGTCGTCGAAGTCATGGTTTATGCCCGTCAGTAAACCCGTGACGTTCGCCACCACCATTGTTGGCCGGGCATATGTGCCTTCGTTCTTTGACTCGAACCCTTCGACTGCTATCGGGTATGCCTGATACTGATTCCCCTTCCAGATCACATTTCCGTAATATCCATTGGTGCCGGAATGGAACCGGATAAGGTCTCCGCCAAAGGGTTGCAGGTCAGCTTCGAACAGGTCGATAAACGCGCCTACTCCGGCGTCGACGCTATCAATAATCATACTGGCTGGTATGTCGCGCACGGCAAACTCCCATAAAAAAAGCCACCAAGTGGTGGCTACTGTTTGAATATCAGGATGTTGCTTACTGATAACCCTGGTTAACGTGTAAGCTCAGCCCGTCAGTGGTGGGACACTGACGTAACCATCGAAGGGGGATGGCTGGTTACCTCTGATAAAGGAAAAATAATGTCAGAATTGAAATTAAACGCTATTGACTTTATTTCTTTTGCGGTCGCTGGAAATACATTTAAATTAAAAGCTAATTTGATTGGCCCTAATGACCAATTTCATTCGGTAAACCTAGATATAGCGCCAGATGAGATAAAGAATAAAACCATCGGTGAGATTGAAAAACTTGCTATTCAAGCCTTGCGTTCAGCTTGAATTACGGCAATTTGATCTAATTTCGCAGTGATTTGATTATAAGCACAGGTGTGAGCGCTAATAACTTCTTCCATCTGTGCTTTCATTGAATCAACCATAGCCTCTAACTCTTCAACACGTTGTTCTAAAGTCATAACTGTCTCCCGCCTTTCGGCTTATCGTGGTACTTGTTCAAAAGTGGCCGTCAGTTCAAACAGCGGCCCGGTCTTTGTCATATTCCAGGAGCGGCAGACAAAAAGCTTCTGTACCCCCGTATCGGATGGCGTCCAGTAGAACGCTTCTACCGCCATTCGAGCCTTGAGAAATGCCTCAGCATCCTTCGCGGGGTTGCTACGGCACGCTCCGCTGACGCCGCGAAAGGTGAGCGAGTATTTATCCATTAACGGGTTGATACCCTTCACCTGTCGCTGTTCGTAACCGTCACCGAGTTTAACGACGGCTACGTTCGGCGTTCGCTCAACGGAGTAGGCTTTCTGCGGTGTCCATGTGAATGTTTCTGGCATATTTAGGCCTTATAGATTTAATTTTGCACAGTTTTGCATGTTACAATTACGCTTATTTACCCATCAAAATAAGAGGTTAAAATATGGCTGCACCTTCTCATGAATTACTAAATGGACTGGCTGTAAAAACAGTACTCAGCTACGTAATCGCAACGCTCAACGAAGATCAAAAGCAAGCTCTTATGAGGCTTGCGGGAACTCGCTCAATGAATTTTGATGAACTTGAAAGCGACTCAACATCAAAGGAAGAACTTCGAGCGGCAGCTGAGACCGTCAACGACATCATTGAAGAGATAGTCAAAACAGGATGTGGTCAGGGTTGAATAATAAAGCGGCTTTTAGCCGCTTATTTTTTCCTGCCCTGTAATAGCCCGCCCGGTCTCGTACTTTGGTCCACCATCATCTTCAGCATGTCGTTGCTCCATGCCTTTCGCAGCCTTGCGATATCATCATCACCAATTCCGCCTGTGGTGTTTATCGTCAGATTCATAACCGGATTGAAAGAGCTACCACCAGCCTTATCAGCCGATATCACCTTCCCTGACTGGTTCGGGATGAACATCTGCTGACCACCTGCGGTCTGGAAGATTTCAGAGCGGCCATCTTCGTTGATTCGGTAGGCGTTGCCGGCTGATACTGTTCCTCCGTAGCGGCGTCCACCTGCAAGGGCTAACCCTTTCGCGGCAACCATGGATTCTGCATAAGCAGCCTGACCTATTGCTGCGGCGCTGCCGTACGTTGCGATTGAGGCGCTCATTGCTGCTGGCGCCCATGCTGAAGCTGCTGCTGTAGCCTGAGCCATAGTCGACGCTAGTGAGGTTGCAGCTGCTGCCTGCCCCATCAACTGGCTTTTAACCCACTCGACGCCCATCTGAACGAAGCCGCCAACAACGCTGTTCAGGATGGTAGTGCCGATGTTTGCCAGTGACTCCTGAAGGCTCTGAGTGCCGTTAATCAGCCCGGTTATGGCATTGGTCGCCCCGCCCTGAAGCGAATCTACAGCCGCGCCAAGCATGCTATTAATCTCGCTTTGCTGCTGCCATTCCTCCCACATTGCGGCCATGCGTTTCTGGTGATACTGATCTTCGATTCCTGCGCGGACAGCCTCAGCCTCTGCAATTTTTTGTGGGTAGAGTTGCACATACTCGTCAAGCTGCGCCATTTGCTGTGCGTAGATGTTATCTACTGCGGCAACTGGTGATGCCTGCCCCTGTAGCCCGGTAAAGTTTTGACCCGCCTGTGTGCGCTTCCTTTCCTCTTCTGCCGCCGCTTTGGTTGCCTGCTGCATTTTCCATATGGATTCCGCTTGCTGTTCAGCTTTGGCAATCTGCTCTCCTGATGCTTTGTTTCCAAGAGCAACTACAGCGTCGTATTTCGCTAACTCGAGAGAGCTATCGGCATAACCAGTGTTCAGCCGATCGAGTGCGGCTTGTTGGCGGGTAAGGGATTGGGCGGCTTCATCAGATGATTTTGTTTCCTTATTGGCGTCCTTCCTTGCAGCGGTAACACGCTCTGTTTCAGCATACACATTTTGCAGCACCCCAACGAGCTTATCGCCCTTGGCGATTCCGGCATCCTCTGCATCATATTGAGCCTGTAATCTCGCCCTCGCCTCACCTTCCAACTTTGAGAGTGCAAGGCGGCGTTCAGCGTTCTGGATTAACTTTTTGGCTTCCGGTGACTCTTCAGGTTCCGCTGGCTGATCTTTCCCAACGCTTGCAGCTTTTTTGTTGAGCGTGTCCAGCACCTGAATAGTAGATGCCATCGCAGATATAGCAGCTTCACTCGCTCCTGGTATTTTGTTGCGCAAGTTATTAGCAAGAATGTTGAATGCCTCTTCGGACTCTCTCGCCTTTTGATTTAACTGCTCCTGAATAAGTGATTGCTGTTCGGTGGTGCGGTTTAGTTTATCAGTGGCATCGCTGACATCCCTTTTTCTTTGGTTTAATGTTTGCAGCCATTCGTTGGCTTTTTTTACATAACCGTTGTTTTTATCCTGTTCCACCCCGAATTGTTTTGCCAGGCCACTGTATTTGTCATATTCAGTCTGAGCATCCTTTACCGAATCATTCAGGTCGTCTATATGATCCTTTTGCGCCGCGACAGATTTTGCTACATCAGCAAGAGTGCCAGTAAGTTGCACCTGATTCATCTCTTTCATTTTGGCAATAACGCCATCGAGTGAATCTGCGTAATTAATCGCCTCTTCTTTAGCCTGCTTCGCGCTTTGCCACCAGTAAATCAGCGCAGATGCAGCAATCATCACGATTCCCGCCGGTCCACCAAGAAGAGACATCGCCCCGCGTAACAACCCCATGCCTATGGATGCCGCTCTTGCAGCAGACGCTGCTTTTGCTGTAGCTGCTGCCTGCGCTGATTCGGCCTGAGCCAGAGCTAGAGAGGCTGCACGCGCTCTTGATTTTTCTGCCGTTAAAGCAGTAAGAGCCGTCATTTCGGCATTACTGCCTTTTGCCACATTATATTCAGCCTGCGCCAGCGCGACGGCAGAAAGAGCGGCCTCTTTGTCAGCCACCGCCTTTCTTCTTGTTGCATTCGCTGCAATCAAAGCCGCCTGCGCCGCCTGGCTTTCTGCTGTAACCATCTGCCGCGTTGCGGATACTGATTGAACTTTGCTCGCAATAGCTGTGTTTAACGCTCCCGCATATCGTCCAGCCATTACCAGAGCAAACGCCTTGGCAGCAATGGTGGCAGTGTCAATTAGGCCAGCCATGCTTTCTGAGTCGCGCCCAAACTCAAGGATGACGTCAGCGGCACTAATCAGACCGCTGGTGAACGTCTGGAGGACGCTGGTTTGCCCCTCAAACGATACCAGTATTTCAGTGATGGCCGTCTTAATCCTTACGCCTGCGTCCGTCAGGTTGTTGGACATGCCTTTAGCCGCTGACGCATTGGAATCAAGCGATGCCTTCAACCCTTCCGTAAGTTGCGATGCCGTCAGCTTGCCAGCAGATCCAAGTGCCCTGATTTCCGCCGTAGTTTTACCACTGGCGGTAGCAATATCACCAATAACGGACGGGATGGCGGCGATTATGGTTTCCCACGAATCTGCCTCAACCTTGCCCTTGTTGATGGATTTAGAAAACGCACTAATAGCATTATTAGCCCGATCTGCACTTGTTGCGTTCTTAACAAATGCAAAAGACATTGAGTCCTGAACATCAAGCGCCTGTTGGGTTGAATATCCCATACTGCGGAGGCTATCAGCAGTTGTGATATACAGTTCCTGAGCTTCAGATAGTGAACGATAGGTGTCGTTAGCGGTATTGAGAAGTCGTTTCTGTACACTCTGAAACTCTTCCTGGCTGGAGGTAGCCATTTGTACCCGCTCTGACATTTCCTGATAACTCTGCACCATCCTCGCCATTTCCCGGAGAGTGCCAGCAGCAATAACCAGCTTGAGTGTCGATGCAAGTTTTGTTAACCCCGTATTAAGGGCATCAGCAGATTTATCAGCCTTTTTGAATCCTGATTCCATGCTGTTGGTGACATTAACCACCTGCTTGTCAGCACGCAGTAGCTGAGCCGTATCAGCCTTGATCACATATTCAATATCACCGACGTTCTGGGTCATTTCACTTTCTCCAGGCAAAAAAAACCCAGCGAGCGCTGGGTTTGTATTAAGGCAGTGTTTTTATTTCCACTTACAAGCCTGTGATAAATTTTCCATAACTTTATCTGTTTCTGACAGGTCAAATTCAACTACTTGCATCGTGGTTCCGTAAGGTTCAAAACCAAATATTACTTTTTTATGTTTAGCCAATTCCTTTATAAATTGTATTGGCTGCGGAGCAAATGCCGCATCACCGCCCTCCCCACCACCCCAGGCCTTCTTAACTGGTTTTCCACCATCGAGTCGAATAGTTACTCTTGGGCTATCGGATCCCATATAGTCGCTGAACGATAAATAGACTTCCGTCTTATTGTCACTGCAACGCAGTACGAGACTTGTCTCACGACTTGAACCCGCTTTGTTGTAGATATCCGGTGATGTATTAATAGCCACGAAGTCAGTCTGATCAGTCATCTTATTTGTCTCTGACTTGGTAATCCACGACCCGAATTTCTCTACGCCAGCATTTGCAGAAAACGATGTTCCAATGACTAAAGCCCACAAAAGCGCCTTCTTCATATCCCTATCCCCATCAGTAAAAGATGAGACAAATCCTATCAGGTATCACCGCAACAGGAAAACCCGCAGTTAAGCGGGTTTGAATTAAGTTGTTGCGGAAATCGAAATACCTACGCCACGTCAGCTCCACGGATCAGATGACGAAGAGTTTTCACGCCTTCGGCGTTGTAGCGGAACGCTTCAACCTGCTTATTGGAGTGTGCGGATTTGTCCAGGAAGAACTTACCATTCCGCTCAGTTTTAAGGTTGTTTGCGTTTGCTACGCGCCCAATCTTCTGAGCTGATACACCAAGCATTTCACCAACTTCCCCGGCGGTGTGGTAATGCTCCTCAATCACTGGCAGCGGGATTGCGTCGTAACCAATCAGAGGGTTAATCAGTGATGCCGCCAGCGTCTGGTGAGCCATCGGATCCAGGCGAGGAAGAAGAGACATAATCTCACGGGCGCTGGCGATATTTTTCTCCAGTGCCTGGGCTTTCAACTGATCCGCTTTTGCCAGGCGGTATTCGGTGATACCGGTATTACTTTTCGGCATTACCGGGAGCGCCTGCATATCTTCCAGCTTATCGACCAAAGAGCGACGAACAGCTTTCGATTCGCGGGCGGCCACGCGGAGAGCCTGCTTGATGGACATGCCGATGACCTCGACAGGACGACCGCCAGACTTTCCGGCAGGTTTTACGAAAGTTTCGTAAAACTCCCCTTCCAACTCGTCTTTGATGCGCTCAACAAAGTCATTGTTGCGCACCATCTTCTCACCGCACTGCTTACGGGCGTCATTGACCATCTCCAGCAGATACTGACTATCAATGGTTTTCTCGACGAGATGCCCGTTACCTGGTAAACTTACTTTTGTCATTGGTTGGATCCTTTTGACAAGTTTCAATGGAAGCCGGCAGGTGCGAACTGTCGGCTTTTCTATTTGCATCACTGCAAAATTCCTTTCCCGTATGAGAAGACGTTTTTCCAGTCACTATCTCCCCATGGTTGTTCTTTGATGTGATCTGTTTCGCGCTTAAGAATGGCGCGAGCCTTATTGATCCCCCTGTTGTAATTTGTGCCAATAGAGCTAAACCGAGGAACCAGTCGATGCTCGGCAACCAACAGTAGAGGATGTACTTCTCGGCACGCCTCGTACATCACCGCAGCCGAACGCCAAAGATATGCCAGGGTGCATAATTCATCGTCGGTGAACTGCTTCGCGATTGGAGATTGCGCCACCTCGCGGTCGAGGACATCCAGCACCCAGCGGCGGAACTCTTTGGCCTTCGGGGTGGTAGCGAACATCGCAATTAAGTGAGATCCGCGAAGCGAAAAAACACGAACCGGAATATCAACAGCACCAGTCTTTCTAACGACACTCATTTTGAGGGTCGTTGACATATGTTCAGTAAATTCATCGTGATACCGACTGAATATCTGGGTAACGGCATCTGATTTCTTGTAACCCAGGGCTGCTGCCAATTCAGATGAAGTGAGCCATGTTTCACCCGCATGTGATACCGGGTGAAACTCTGTCTGCTGGAAAGTTAATTCGTTGTTATGTACACTGTTCATGTCGATAGATTCCTTGCCGGATTTGTTCGATAAGAGGCCCAGAGTGTTAGCGCACTTCTGGGCTTCGTCGTTTTTAGCGTGCATTCATTCCTTCCCGAAACTTCAAAGCCCAGACCAAAGCCTGTACCAGTGCGGAATTCTCAGAAAGCCCTTCTTCCCTTGCGATCTTCTTGAATGCATCTTTCACTTCCTGCGGATAGCGTAAAGTGAGTTTCGCTTCATTCTTCGTATTGCTTTGCATCGCCCCTCCTTTGGGATTAATTTGACACTAGTGGTATTAATTTAACACCATTGCTCATGGTGTCAAGTTAATCCTATTATGATAAAAATTTGTATCATGAGATGCGCCATGACGAAGTACCCAAGCCAGTTGCAGGATAAATTTAACCTCCGCCTCCCTGACGGGATGCGCGACGCCATAGCCGAACGCGCCAAGACTAATGGCAGGTCTATGAACTCTGAGATAGTTCAGATACTTCAGGATGCGCTAGATAGCGATGGTAAGGGGATAACGCTTTTACCAGATCAGCCATCAATTGGTGAAAACTACAAGGATGAAAGCTCACCTGAATTCAAAGCAGCTTTGAATCTTGCCAGGGTTTTGATGATGGAAGCCAACGATTACCTCAGCGGCAAAAAGAAGAAATAATTGTTAAAGAGCACCTACTGGCGTGATTAAAACGCTGGTTGGTGCGTAAAGATAGGGTCACAACTGAAGAAATTACCCCTCAGGTAATATGAATAGATATGAAGATGTGTTGATAGCACTAAATGCAAAAAGCCCACCTGAGTGGGCTTAACCTTTACTCCAGAAAACGCGTGCCGGTCACAAAGTCATCGCTGCCAACGCGATGGCTACCGTAAGCGGCATCGTACCCGACGCCTAAATTGGCAGCTTTCGTTTCAGCAACATCTTTTGTGGCATATACACCGACAAGGTGCCAGGGCGAAGTGCGCACCACGCCCCAACCCAAGACCCACCCTTTGTTATCCGGGTCTACTTTCAATCCATCTGCTACAAACAT